ACGGAAGATGCAATGGACTGCTCCATCTGGTGCAAGGCTTTGGTTCTCCTATCTCGATAGAGATGAAGATGTCATGCGCTACCAAGGTCAAGCATTTAGTTGGATTGGCTTTGACGAATTAACGCAGTGGCATAGTCCCTTTGCTTGGGACTACATGCGTTCACGTTTACGGAGTACTGCTCCTGATTTGCCTATCTACATGAGGGCAACGACAAACCCCGGTGGTCCCGGCCACCAATGGGTAAAGAAAATGTTTATTGATCCTGCACCAGCAGGTAAAGCATTTCATGCAACAGAGATTGAATCTGGGAAAACTTTAGTGTATCCTTCTGGTCACAGCAGGGCCGGTGAACCATTGTTCAAAAGAAGATTTATCCCTGCGATGCTAACAGATAATCCGTATCTGTATGATCAAGGTGACTATGAAGCGATGCTCCTATCTTTGCCTGAGCATCAACGTAAACAGTTGTTAGAGGGTAATTGGGATGTTGCTGAAGGTGCGGCGTTTCCTGAGTTTGACAGATCCATACATACTACTGATCCTTACGATATACCTCGTAATTGGGTTAAGTTTCGCGCCTGTGATTATGGGTACGGTTCTTTTTCTGCTGTTGTTTGGTTTGCCTGTACTCCTGACGAACAGCTTGTTGTCTATCGTGAGTTATACGTTAGTAAAGTTTTGGCAACTGATCTCGCAGATATGGTGCTTGAACTTGAGGAAGATGACGGGAACATCAAGTACGGCGTACTAGATAGTTCGTGTTGGCATAAACGTGGTGACATTGGACCCTCCCTTGCTGAGCAGATGATTCAGAGGGGTTGCCGCTGGAGACCATCAGATCGTTCTGCAGGATCACGTAAAGCAGGTAAAAACGAATTACATAGAAGATTGCAAGTCGATGAGTTCTCAGAAGAACCACGAATGGTTATCTTTAATAACTGTACAAATATAATTTCACAACTTCCGAGTCTACCTCTGGATAAAAAGAATCCAGAAGACGTAGATACAAAAGCAGAAGATCACTTATATGACGCATTGCGTTACGGAATTATGAGCCGTCCACGGTTTTCAATATGGGATTTTGATCCATCTAACTCACCGACATCTCAATTCGTTCCATCAGACTCAACCTTCGGATATTAAATATGGAAGATAACGATCTCATTATTGAAGATAGTGCCATCACATTAGAGGATGTTACTAGCTATTCAGATGAAGACCCATCAACGCATCGATTGATGAACTACGTAGACGAGCGTTTCACTAAAGCTGAAACAACTCGTAGAACAGAAGAAGAGCGGTGGTTACAGTCATATCGTAACTACAGAGGTATATATGGACCGAATGTTCAGTTTACTGATTCAGAGCGTTCACGTGTATTTATTAAAGTAACTAAAACAAAAACGCTTGCCGCATACGGTCAGATTGTTGATGTATTGTTTGCAGGGCAGAAGTTCCCTCTTTCTATCGAACCGACAGTTCTCCCTGAAGGTGTAGCTACTGCTGTTCACTTTGATCCTCAGAAACCAGAAGGTGTTGATGAGGGGATACAAGAACCAAACAAGTTGACTGAGTCTCCTTATGGTTATGCAGGAGATGGTAAAGACTTCCCTCCCGGTGCAACACTGAAAGATTTGTTGGGACCATTAGCTCCTAAACTAGAAGATGTAGAAAATCTTCAAGAGGGTGAAGGAGTTACGCCATCTTCACAAACATTCTTCCCTGCGATGTATGCCGCTAAGAAGATGGAAAAGAAGATTATGGATCAGCTAGAGGAATCTAGTGCATCGAAGAAACTTCGCAGTGCCGCATTTGAAATGGCGTTGTTTGGTACTGGGATCATGAAAGGTCCATTTGCCATTGACAAAGAATACCCAAGTTGGGATGAAGAAGGTAATTACAGCCCAACAATTAAAACAGTACCCTTTGTTGATCATGTTTCTATTTGGAACTTTTACCCTGATCCAGATGCAGACAATATGGATGAAGCGCAGTATGTGATTGAGAGACACAAGATGTCTAGATCACAAGTCCGTGCTCTCAAGAAGCGTCCTTTCTTCCGTGAGTCTGTCATCGAGGATGTCATCGACATGGGAGAATCCTATGTCAAGAAATACTGGGAAGACGACTTAAATGATTTCGACATTGAATATGATATCAATCGCTACGAAGTTCTTGAATATTGGGGAGCGATTGACTTAGAGCTATTGAAAGAAGCAGGAGTAGATATTCCTGAAGAATTTGATGATGTCGATGAGTTACAGGCGAACATCTGGATTTGCAATAATCGAATTATTCGTGCTGTTCTCAACCCATTTAAGCCTGCCCGTATTCCATACTATGCAGTTCCATATGAGTTAAATCCTTACTCTTTCTTTGGTGTAGGTATCGCAGAAAACATGGACGATACACAAACGCTGATGAATGGTTTCATGCGTATGGCGGTGGACAACGCAGTCTTGTCAGGAAACTTGCTTATCGAAATCGATGAGACAAATCTTGTGCCCGGACAAGATCTCTCAGTGTATCCGGGGAAAGTATTCCGCAGACAAGCGGGAGCACCCGGACAAGCTATCTTCGGTACGAAGTTCCCGAATGTATCTGCTGAGAACATGCAATTGTTTGACAAAGCCCGTGTACTTGCGGATGAGTCAACAGGCTTCCCCTCCTTCGCACACGGACAGACTGGTGTCGCAGGCGTAGGCCGCACAGCTAGTGGTATATCTATGCTGATGAATGCGGCGGCAGGTGGCATTAAGACTGTCATTAAGAATATTGATGACTACATGCTACGTCCATTAGGGGAGGCTTTGTACGGATTCAATATGCAGTTTGACTTCGATCCTGAGATTAAAGGTGATCTTGAAGTTAAAGCTCGTGGCACAGAATCGTTGATGGCGAATGAAGTACGCTCACAGCGTCTCATGCAGTTCATGCAAGTTGCATCGAATCAAGTGCTCGCACCATATGCGAAGTTCCCATACATCATGCGTGAGATTGCGAAGGCAATGGATCTCGATCCTGACAAAGTCACTAATTCAATTGAAGAGGCGGCTAGACAGGCTGAGCTTTACAAGCAAGAGAATCCACAGCCTGAAGCACCACAGGGTGTTCCGGGTGTAGCTGATACTGCTGGCACAGGCGGCGGTAACATCGGCATGGGTCAAGCCCCAGTACCGGGCGAACAAGGTTTCACAGGCAATGAGCAACAACCACAGCAACCGCAAGCAGGCGGTCAGTAAATTAAAACCGATGCTTAGCACGAAGCGTCAATGGGACGGCTTCTGCGATTACTTGGACATTATGATATCCGAACAACACACAAAACTAGAGAAGTCGGACAACATAGTATCCATTCATAGAGCACAAGGTGCGATTGACGCATTTCGCTATCTTAAATATCTCAGAGAAGAGGCTTCTGAATAATGTCAGCAATAGGTCGATTACTTGGCAGACAAATGGGGGATGTATTCGGTGAATATGTCCTTAAGTCACGCGAGACCGTAGAAGGGTCGCCAAGAGGTCGAACAAAACCCAAGCCTGCCGCATCATATATCAAGGAGATGCAGAAGGAAGGTGTGCCGACAGAAGAGATGAAAGATTTAGGATTGCTTGACGATTACGATCCTAAGACTGGGCTGGATCGTCAGAAGCTAATGACAAAGGAAGAGATGCTCAGTGAGATTGATCGTCGTCGAGCGGAGCGTTTAGAGAGTCGTGGTGTATATCGTGGTGATATACCTCCTCCGATAGGAGAGGGGGAGACAGTTAATCCACGCTTTGTTGGCGGTAAAAAAATAATTAAAAAATCTCCTCCTCCTCAGTTTGAGTCGCCTGAGCCGGTAATAGGGACGCAATCTAAACAAAGAACTCCAATGACTAGTTATAATATTTATCAACAAGACATTGGTGATCCATATACATATGAAGAAATTACATATGGTTTGCGGGAAGGTCCAGAAGGAAAGAGAGCCGCTAGACGTACCGGAGAGCTTTCAGATCGTTCAGTTATTGGATTTTATTCCAGATCAGAAGATGAAATGGGTCTTCATTTCCCAGAAAGGGATCAACTATTCCATCTCCGTCTAAATCGTGGAAAAACAACAGACGGTGAAGGTGTAACTAACCTATTAGAATTACAATCTGATATCCAACAACGTGCGCAGAAAGGAACGCCCCTAGAATTAAAAGAAGAAGAAGCAACACCGCTTAGACCCACAAAGCCTGAATACCGTGATCCAACTCTTCCAATGGTACATAACTGGGAAGTGCTGGGAGTCAAGGAAGCTGTCAGAAGAGCAGTTCAAAACGGGGATAGATATTTAGCAATTACACCCGGTAGAGAAATTGGTAGAGCGGTAGGGGCAGTTGAAGCCATTTCAACTGAAGAGCCGCTGAAAGCTATTCTTACAAGAAGTCAATCTGGCAAAATTGATATAATTTTTACGGGTCTTGATATACGTAAAGAATATTCAGATCTGGAAAATATAGATGATCTGAATATCGTTAATCCCAAGATGTCTCCAGATGTTGAAGAAATATTATCTGGTATGGGATACGAAGAATATTTAAATAATCCAATGGAATTTTCTGGATATTTAGATGATATTGAAAACGCTAGATTTGAAAATAATTTATCTATTCTAGCTCGTGCGATGGTTACTGTTCAGTTTAATGACTTTGGATATAAAACTCTTTCTGCTGAAGGCATACAGTACGCAGAAAAGTTAGTCGATGATTTCATGGATTCACTCGTTGATTATGGTATTGATGTCGGAGGTGATGTAGAGGATTTCGTAGCAGAAATAACTGAAGATCCAATCCAAGTTTATTCATTAGTATTGCCTGAGTCTATTATCGATAGAATGCTTACTATCCGTTCCTCCTTAGAAGATTCAGAAGCTATTGCTGACGAAGTTCTTCAGCGTATGTATACAGATGAACAAGTTGCCAAAGCATTGAATATAAATATCGGTGAAGTAAGACGTTTAGCTGATAGTGGGGAATCAGTCGAAATTACACCAGAAATGGAATTCGGTGGAGAAGGCGTTATTGATTTTTATGACAAGGTTCTTATCAGTGAAAAGCGTCTTCAAAAGTATGGTGCTCCACTTGTAGAAATAGAACAGACACGCCCAGACGGTACAACTGTTACTACAAATGCACTAGATCTTAAAAAATTCATAGATGCGAAGAAGAAAAACAAAAAAGCAAAAATACCATATTCTCTTTACAGTGCTGTTCTAGGTATTCCTCTTGCAGGAAAATTAGGATCGGTGGCACTTTCACAGGAACAAACAACAAACGAGGAGCCGCAAGCAATGGCTGAAGGCGGAATGCTAGACGAAGGCGGTACTGTTGATCCAGTATCTGGTAATGATGTTCCTGCAGGATCATTGCAAGAAGAGGTCAGAGATGACATTCCTGCACAACTAAGTGAAGGTGAATTTGTTTTCCCTGCTGATGTTGTTCGTTATATTGGTCTTGATCGTCTGATGGAGCTTCGTCAAGAAGCGAAGCAAGGTTTGCAGAAGATGGATGCCATGGGTCAGATGGGCAACTCAGAAGAGGCTGTCATGTCCGATGATGTGCCCCACGAGGCAATGGAATTCCAACAAGGTGGTATGGTACCAGCATCGAACATTCCTTCGTTCTACGGGCAACAGCAACCTGCTTACATGCAACCCGGAGCAGTACAAACTGCTGTTCGTTATGCTGGTCAGCAACAAGCTCCAACACAATCTGTGTATCAGCCACAGCAGTTTCAACAGGTAGCCGCCATTGGACCTCAGCCTGTTCCCCGTCCAGTACAGCCTGTACAACCAACACAGCCGACACAAGCACCGATACAACAAGTAGCACCGACAGCTAAAGTACCCTACGAAATGAAAAGGTACAGAAACGCTGAAGGTAATGTCATCTATATCCCGTTTATGAATGGTGTTCCCCAGTTCCCAATTCCGGAAGGTTATTCAGAACAAAGTCGGATGGAAGCGATTACTGGCGAAGAAGAAACTGAACCAACTCCTACTGAAACTAAGGTAGAGACCGCAACTGTTAGGGGCGATGAGGGCGGTAGTGGCCGTGATGATCAAGATACTTCGCCAACCGGGACTGCAAAGACAGATCCTGTGATGGGCATTGCTCGTGGGTTCTCTGAATTAAATCCGAATAGTACTGTTGCAACTAATGTCGATAAATATAAATCAGCACAGATTAAAGGGTTGGCTGGTGCGGCATTAGGAGTGTTCTCCGGAAACCTACTGGGTGCTGGTGTTTCATTGTACCGCATGAACCAAAAGATGGATGAATATAAGAACGCCGCATTTGAAGGACTGCCAGATGCAGTTAAACAGCAATTGCAAGTGACTGCCGGTGGCGGATACGCAGATGTGGCAATGAAACAATTCATTCCCGGACAAAAAGAATTTATAACAACTGATCAATTTACTGATGCTGATGCACAAGCGGCATTCAAAGAAGCGAAAGCGGCTGGTGCATCTGACGCACTAGCGGCGGCTCTTGCAACATCAACTGGTGCATTCCGTGGCGATACTTCAGGAATGGACTTAGGCGGTTTTGAGTCTTCCATTGCCAAGGAATATGGTACAGATGTAGGTTCTGCACAGACTGCAATGATAGGTCAGCAATTGGAAGGATTTACTCAAGAAGAGTTAGACGATTTTTACGGACAAGAGGCACCGAGTCGAGGACGATCATTTACTGAATCGTCTAGATTAGGCGGTTATGATGATCCTTCTTACGCTGATATAGAAGCGGCAGATGCTCCTGTTGATAGAGTAGGCGATGCCGCCGCCCGTGAAGAAGAAGGCGGTCCCATGGGACGAGTTGATAGAGGTGGCTCATTACGAGATTCAGTAAATCGTGCCGGTGAGAGTGTCAGTCGTTCTACTACTCGTGGTGGAACTGAAGTTACTACAACTACAGATACTACAACGGGACGTTCTTCTAGCTTTATCGATAGTGATGGCGACGGAGAGAAAGATTCTAATGAAAAAGGCGTTGTAACTGATCGTGACGGTGACCCTGTTACTAACACAGAAGGAGAAGCTGTCACATCAAGATCAGATGATGATCGGGGTAGCGGAAGGGATGACGATGGTCCGGGAAGTGATCCATCAGATGATGGCCCAAGCGACTCTTTTGGTGGTGACCGTGGCTCAGATGGATGGGGGGAATAATAATGCAATTTACTGAAGAATTTTTTGCTGAGATACAGAAACAATATTCTCTTCT